TGCTATGATGCTTGGTGTTGCTGGTCTAGTTGGTGTTGTTTGAGCAGCAAATTGCTCAAAACTAACACCTATATCGCTAGGTCTCCATGCTAATTGGATATAATCATTTTTTTCCAATGCAACAAAGAAGTTCATTGCTGCAATAAGTCGGCTTGCAGATCCTGTTGATTTTCTAGCTTTGATACCAAACTGACTATTACTATTTGCTATATCAGATCCATTTTTCCTAAACCAAATATCTACATCTTGTACATCGTTTGTTGTATTGATTACTTGGATAGAAAACTGAATGTTATACAATCCAGAATAGTCTACTTTCAATTTTGTGTTATCTACAAGACTAGCTCCTAAAGCAAAGTCTGTTGTAGAGAACGACATAATGTTTACTGCTGTTGTTGTTGTCGCTGCTTGATCTGTATCGTCTTGAACCGCTAAATATGGGTAGTATGCAGTAGCAGATACATCGTCTGTAGCCATCAACAGAATGACTGAATCTGCACCAATCCGAGCATCTGTAATCGTTGTAGTGGAAGCACCGCCTGTCGCTAAAGTTACCGACCCTGTATTGTTGGTCTTGCCGTTCATAATCCCATTGACTACTTCGGCAACACCTCGTTGATCTGCTCCAAACGGAGGCAAAACTCGAAACATTATCGGCTTCCTAACGGATTCATATCTACATCAATCCCTACTGTGTTAGTCCATTGACCTGTAGGTGTTAATTGTAGACGATGATACCTTCCAATACCACGAATTGAGACCCTATTTTCGCTATCTGCGACTGTTTGAGTCCCGAATACTACTTGCTCGGATAAAAGCCTTCTAGACACCAATGCGACATTCCCAGAGCCACCATCAACGATGGGCTTGGCTAATGTAATTGCGGAAGTTACTCCAGGCATTTCAATATCGCCTGTCTCAATAATGGCTGTGTTTCCATTACCTGTAAAAGTAACGATTTTTGTATTTTTTACACCAGCAAACTGCATCTTCCCACCTAACCATACTCGGTCATCAAAGCTAGACATAATCTGCTCTAGATTTCCGAATACATCCATTCCTTCTAGATCAAAGGATGGTGTAGAAGAAGAAGCCACTCGACTTGCATCTGTAGTTCCGCTTGTCCATTTGCCTGTCTGATAATTGTAGATAAGCAATTTATCTACAGTTGCAGAGGATTGAGAAGCATAAGCCCAAATAACGAGCTTTCTAAATGGATCTACAGCAGCCGACATTAGGCTTAATGAGCCTTCGTCTACATCACCAAAGAAGTAGCGATTAACCTTTTCGTTACCGATTGGGATTAACTGTTGCCCATCGCAAGCATAAAATCCATCGTCTGATAAGAAGAACGATGTGCCACCATACTGAACAATAGAGTTAGCCTCATAGCATCCTAAATTACGGCTGATATTGTCAAATTGGAATACCAATGGGCTTCCAACATAGGTCATGCGATGGATAGAACGATCCATAAATACTAGACCAAATTCACCGCCTGTAAGACCTACAATTGAGCCACCATCAGGAATATCTTGGAAGTCAGCTTGTGTAGTAGCTGAGTTAGCCCAATTAGACTCATCGCCTAATGCTGACCATTGAACCCTGTATGGGTACACAGTAGAACTGTTTACATAGCCAGAAACCACAAAATCTCGCACAACCGTTACATATCTTGACTGTGGAGCATCGGCTGCCAAGTCTTGAAAGGTTGTAGAACTATTTAAGTTATATCCCTGTAGACGATTACCGCCATTTGCTGCGATCAACACATTACCAAATTGGGTAAATCTCCAACGCTGATTCGTAGGGGTTGTGTATTGAAAGCTAACTGTGCCTGTATCGGCTGTTGTAGGAATGTTTGACCCAGACTGTAAATATGTAAATGTTGTTGTTGTTGGGACTGTATCTACAGTAAATGTGCCATTAACTGCTGTATTGCTTGTTGCAGCGACTGTTACAGAATCACCGATAGAAAATCCATGCGCTGCTGATGTTGTAATTGTTACTGTGCCACTTGTTTTTACAACATTGGTAATTGTTCTGCTTGCCTTAACTACTGAGTCTAATGATAGATCACCAGTATCTAGCTTAAATAGTTTTGTTGCTCCACCAGCAAACACAACAGTAGCTCCTGCTGCGGTTTTGCCTGCCACTACATTGTTTAGGTTCTCAGATGCTGCTGCAGAGTAGTCCTCGGCTGCATTGATAGCACCATAGCCAATAGCCTTAGAAAAGACATTCTCTGCCTTTTGTAAGCCATTAGCTAGACCTGGCTGATCTGGAGTCCACTCTCCGAATGTGATTCGACTTATTGCCATGTAGAAGTTCCAATATTCTTATCTGTCCAAGTGTCTGAGCTAATGCTCGTAGGTGTCCATGTTGTAGAACCGCTTGCTTCTATCACCCAAGTATCTGTAGCACTAGGTGTGGCAGTCCATGATTCTGTGCCAATTGCTTCTTCTGACCACTCATCGCCTAATACACGACCAAAGCAGTTTACTAAAGCTATGCCATTTACTGTAGCAACTGCACTAAATGTTGCATTAGCATTTACTGTTACTTCTGCAAAACATTCTACTGAGCCTGTGCCACTATATTGAACACCGCCTAATGCGGTTACTGTTGCTGTTCCTGTAATGCTTCCAGTTGATGTCCTAATGCGAACACCATCTGCGCTAACTGTGCCACTTGCAGTAATTTCGCCTGAGCTTGTTCTAATTCGAATAGCATCTGCCGAGACTGAACCTTGAGCAGAGACAGACCCCACTCCTGCAAATATCCCATATCCATTAGCATTGACTGTAGCTGTTGCTGATACTGATCCAGAAGATGTTCTAACTCTGATTGCTTCTGCATTTACTGTTCCTTGCGCTGTTACTGCGCCTGATCCAAAACGAATTAGGTAAGCTGCGCCTGTTACTGTTGCGTTGCCTGTTACTGCGCCAGACGATGTTCTTGTTCTTATTGCACTAGCTGTTGCTGTTCCTGTTCCTGTTACAGAGGCAGATGCGCCACGAATAGCATAGGCTGTAGCACTTGCCGTTGCGTTAGCTGTAACACTAGCATCTCCGTAGAAAATACAGGTGCTTGTAGAATTCCACGCAGGGTCGTCAAACGATACAAGGATTTGCTCAAGCGTTCCAAACTGGTCAATGTCGTCAATTGTGAACGCACCACAGTAATCTGCTGGCATATTAAGCCAATGTTACTGTGAGGCTTCCTGATGCGATCTTAAATATATCACCGACATCGATTGTCTTGGAGGCATCCAACTGGGTGTGATAAAGCAAATTGCCAGTCGTAAGAGCATCCCAAATACCAATATGGCTTACTGTTCCCCATGAGCCTGTGGCTTGTGGGAAAGTAATGTCTGCATCGGTTGCGCTTGCTCCGTTCGATGGTGCAGCAAAACTAGCAGATTGGCGAGCATACGATCCACCACTTACTTCTGTGCCTGTGCCTGCGTCTGTAGGGTCTGCTGTGTGCAGACTGACATAGACTGTAGCTGGAGAAGTAAAGGTTGTTGCTCGTAGAGTCGCATTAATTAGTGCATCCTCTAGGTAGTTCGACATTTCAGCCATTTTGTTTCCTTATCGAGAAGTAATACGCATTTGAAGTGGAATCCCTGAATACTCGCCACCTTGGTCTGCATCGGAGATGTTTTTGATTGCTCGGTCATACAAGGCTGCCCATGTCTGACTGCGAGCATCGTTAATTAAGTAAGGCTCTGCTTCCAACAAAGATGCGTATAAAAGTGCATCAGGATAGTTTGCCAAGAATACATTACTTGCGTTGGAGTCCGACAGAATCGTAGGTTTAGCATAATAGAGAATCTCTAAGACATATGCTGCATCTGGATTTGGTGCGAACTCAAACTCGGAAGCCAAGATTGTGTAATACATTGGCTTGCCTCTTTCGTCTGCATAGGCATCTCGTGTAAATGCGCTAGGAGACATATAGGTTACTGGCATCCTTGGATTGCCTTGAATGTGTAGATCACGAATCTCTAAGAAGTCAGTAGGAAGTGCTACCTTGGGATCTGCTCCGACCATCGTAGCAGTAGCCGACTTTAACATTTGGCGAGTGCGTAGCTCTCTTTGGAGGCGCAATTCTGCCATGTAGATAAAGTCAGGTATTGTCGCTGTCAGATCAGACCGACCCAAGTAGCTTGCTACTGTAGTCTTTAGATCGTTGTAATTGGTAAACGGCATATTAACCCTTATTCTTTAGGCAGTTCGATGTTCTGCCATCCATAAACATATTGTCCGATATGCCTAATTCCTTTAGACAGATCGTGGTCTACCCAAGTATCAAACCCTGCATCTTTTGCTTTAATGCAAAAATAAATGTCCTCGCCTAGTATTTTATTATTGCCAAGCTGCTCAAAATAGAAATATGGCATTTCTAATGCTTTAAACACTTTAGTCTTAACTAGCATCACACCACAGCCTATTCCATCTACTTTGCCGATTCCAGACATTGCATTGGAATAGACAGGAAGCCAATCGACAGATCCATCAACTTCGCTTATCTTGAAGTTTTTGGCTGTCGGCTTGACAGGCTCAGATCGAGTTGTCGCATTGACACCGATAATATCTTTATCGTGCGCCATGAGGATCTTAAGCGTGTCCTTTGGAAACCGCATATCAGCATCTACAAATAAGACATAATCTGCCTTTACTTCTAGTGCTGTTTTTACTAAGTTATTGCGCTGGTCAAATATCAGCGTTCCTGCGCTTGTAAACAGGTCTATATCGTGTTTTGTGGTCTTAATGGTATATGCACACATTGCCACTAAATCAAACGCTGTAGCGACCTCCATTTGCCCTCTAGCAGGGATTAAAATTGCAATCCTACTCATACTTCGCCTCCCCTTGTACGAAATACTTGATTTTCAGGGTCATTAAGCCATTTCTTCATGGCTGCATGATCCACAATAAAGTAGCCTCTCATAATGCCTTTTTGATTCAGGTCATTGATGATCGCTAGTGGTAGGGATGCAATCTTGTTCTTTGGGTCAAAAGGCTTGTCTGACCAGCCTGTTTTGCCAGGATTCTGATTAAACTGCGCTTTTGTATGGTCTATAAAATCTGTAAGGTCTGTTTTGCTGTGGATAACAATTCCACCTTCGCCATCTGCTACGGCTGTTCTGACCTCACCATCTACTGTTTCTAAGTATTTTTTCAAATTTACACCTTTATAGAATGGGGATGGATTTTGTCCACCCCCTATTCTACATATTATCTAACTTTTATCAAGCAGATAAGTCGAAAGCTCCACCATGAGCAGCTTCGTTACGAACTTCTAAGGTCAATTCAGCCAAGATCTGTTTCTTCTCAGCATCACCAACTTTAGCGATGTCGTTCGTTTGGAATGGG